ATTATTATGATACTGAAAAATCAATCCTTTGTAATGATGTTATCTTTAGAAGCATTATCGATAACACAATTAAGCAAATTAAAAAATAATGAGGTTTCCAACTTCTCCTTGGAATTATAAACAAGAGGTCTATAGACACGATCCTTGGCAAATGCTAATCGTTTGTATGATGTTGAATTTAACTTCATACATTCAGGTGGATAAGATCAGAGAAGGATTCTTTAATAGATTTCCAACTCCTCAAGATCTGATCGAAGCTGAAGATGCTGAGATAATCGAGATCATTAGACCTCTAGGATTCTATAATAAAAGATGTCAACAATGGAAGAAATTCAGTCGAGCCTGGATCCTTGGAGACTGGAAGAAGATTGAAGATTTACCAGGTGTTGGAAAATATGCGGCAGATTCATGGAAGATCTTTCAAGAAGGAAACGTTGACATTCATGTTGAAGATAAGGAATTGATCAAGTACGCAGCATGGGCGCAAGAATACAGATCCCTAAACGAAACAAAATCCAAAATCCATATATAAAGTGTAATCAATTAAATATGAAATCTATTTTAGAAGAAGCAGACAAAATCGTTAATAATAGATCAGAAGAGGCAGATCGTCAATATGGTCCTTTTTCAGAAGGCATGGATCGAGCAGCGATGATTTTTAATGGTATGACAGGACTTAATGTTACCGGTCGTGAAATGTTTATGGCACTTATTGCCCTAAAGTTCTCCAGAGAAAGTTACAATCACAAGAGAGATAACTTATTAGATGCAGTCGCATACATTCAAGGACTAGAAAATTATATCAATGAGTCAAAAGATTAATATCTACGACATTAAAGAATCTCTTATCGGCAAGAAGATTGCGATTGATGACGTTGTAACAACATACAGCTCTAAATTGGAGAGTCATAAATCTGCATGGGCATTCTTATTAGCTTCTCAATTAAGAAGTCTAGGATTGAATGCTACTGTTCTGACGAAGAGCGAAAACATACATGAATATGATGTTTGGATGGTTGCCCTACCGATGGAATTTGGAGGATCCTACAATTTATTTGGAGGAGCTGGAGATGAACCCGCTGGAAGAATGCAAAGATTCTTAGATTTCAAAGGAACCACATATTGCTTAAATAGAGAGATGCCAGATATTGGAGCATTCGCCAATAGCAGAATGAAATCATGCACCGATACATGGAGAGCACTCGATGTTGCGCAGTTAACAAAAAGATCAATAGAGACACCAACAATAGACCTAACACTAGTTACCTCAACCTTCGTATTAGGTGATAGCCATTCAATCTCTGCATATCAGCCAGGTGCAAATATCAGTCGTAATGATGGTAAAACCTTATTTGGTGCCCTTAAAGAAGGATTTGAGACCTACATTCCAACAGGAACGAAGCATCTAATTACATACTTTGGAAACATCGACGTTCGACACCATCTATGCCGACAAGCCGATCCGGTTGCAGCAGTAGAATCTTTAGTGAAAAACTATGCAGAACATTTGAAATCTTTAAATATTGAAAAGATCTCAGTGATGAAGTTATTGCCAATAGAACATGAAGAGAGAAGGATTCCACAAACTGGATGGTACAAAAAAGCAGCTTTTTTTGGTTCCCAGGAAAAAAGATCTCAAATTTGTCAAATTTTTAACGAAAAGCTAAGTATATATCTAAGTGGGCCGGGCGTGGAAATAATTTCATGGCCAGAACACTGGTACAAAATGGATCCAAAGGAGTATGCTGACACTTGTATGGAGAAGCCAGGTTCGGTACATCTCTCTAGAAAGTTCTATCAATATGACTTTCAAACTGGAGAGAAGAACGCAGAACTATCGGTATCGAAACCAGAAGTTAAAAAGCTTTCGACAATAAGTCTATTTTGAAACCTTTATTAAAATATAAGTATAATTTAAACAAAATCAAATTAAAATCATGAGTAAAATTAAAGTTGCAATCGTTGGAGCTGGTAACTGTGCAAAATCACTAGTTGAAGGAGTACAGTTCTATACAGAAAACACAGCCAACATCGATGGTATGATGCGTTCAGACATCGGAGGTTATCAAGCAAAAGATATTGAATTCGTTTGTGCATTCGATATCGACACACGTAAAGTAAATACACCATTGGGTGAAGCATTAAAACAACGTCCAAACAGTTCTTGGAATATCGTTGAAAAGATCAAGAGCAAGGCTCCAGTATATGAAGCACCAGTTATTGATGGATACGCATTATTAATGGATGGTTATCCAGAAAATAATCGTTTCTTGGTTTCTGAAGGTTTAAGAAATTCTACCGATATGAATCGTGTTGAATTTACCGAAAAGAAAAAAGCAGAATGGAAAGCTAAAATGATCTCTAAATTAAAAGAGCATGAAGCAGAAGTTTTAATCAACTACTTGCCAGTAGGTTCTCAAAAGGCAACAGAATTCTGGGCTGAAATTTGTCTGGAAACTGGAATCTCTTTGGTTAACTGTATTCCAGTATTTATTGCATCTGATCCGACATGGGAGAACAAATTTATTAATGCAGGAATTCCAATCATTGGAGATGATATGCGTTCACAATTTGGTGCATCGATTCTATCTCAAATGTTACAAGAATTAGCATTTGAAAGAGGACACGTTGTTAAAGCACACATTCAAAGAAACGTTGGTGGTAACACAGACTTCTTAAATATGGAAGACAAATCACGTTTGAAATCTAAAAAGATCTCTAAGGAGAATGTAATTAGAGCTCAAAATGAAATACGTGGTATCTCAACTGAAAATTCATTCTTACACGCAGGTCCTTCTGAGTACATCTCTTTTTATGGAGATAATAAAGTTGCAAACTTCCGTTTAGAACTTGAAGGATTCGGAGGAGCACCAGTATTATTTGATGCCCAATTGTCAGTTCAAGACAGTCCAAACTCTGCAGGAGTTGTTATCGATGCGGTTCGTTATGTACGAGTTGCAAGAGAAATGGGAATTGTAGGTGCCTTAAGAGGTCCTTCAGCATTTACCCAAAAGACACCACCTCAACAGATGATGTTCACTGATGCAGTTCAAGAATGTGAAGCATTAGCTCACAGAAAATTAACTGAAGTTACATCAAAACAAGTTTTACTTGTTTTCAAAACAAGTTAAGGCTAAGGCTCCAGCAGCTGCTACAGCTTAAGAAAAACAATTTCAATACATATTAAATATGGAGGCTTATAAACCTCCATATTTTTTAAACAATAAAGTATGGCAGATATATTTGGTTATGATTTTGACGGTGTAATTTCTATTGGAATTACTCCATCTTCACCGAACGATTACATTATTACAGGTCGTTGTATTGACGAAACTGAAGAAGTACTTACAATACTTAAAGGCAGAGGAATTACGAATAAGGTATTCTTCAATCCAATAACCCTTGCTGAAAGAGGAAATCACACAGTTCAATCTAGAACGTCAGGAGCAAATCATAAGGTTAAAACAATTACTGAGTTAAAGAAAGAAGGAATCAATGTGGTTCGTTTCTTTGAAGACGATGAGTTACAAATGGGTATCATCCAAACGGCACACCCAGAAATTCAAACAGTGCATATTGTTTCAAATTTAGTTCAAAAATAAAATAGTTTTCATGCCTAAGTTAACGGTAGAACAGAAATCTCTTCGAAAAGAGTACTATAAATTTTTAAATCCAGAAGAAAGAGTAGATCGAACAATGATCGAAGAATCTATTGTCAATTATGATATTGAAGACGTAGATTACACTGGAAAAGTATGTTTGGATCTTGGAGGTAATATCGGTGGATTCACAAAGATCGCAGTTGATCGAGGAGCCAAAAAAGTTATTGTTGTTGAATGCGATCCTAGAAATGCTGGTAAAATTCGTGAATCATTTAAAGATGTTTCAAATGTAGAATTAATTTATTCTGCGGTTTCTGGATCTGAAGATCGTACTATTAAAATTTATAAATCAAGTTCTCAAAATAACCACTGTTCTACGTCAATCGTTAAGAAGATGAATTTCGGAGAGTATGATGAAGTTCCAAACGTACATGTAAAAGAACTTTTACAGAAATACAAACCTGATATTATTAAAATCGATATCGAAAGTGCTGAATATCAAATCTTAGATTACATTGAGGAATATCATCCAGAATTTTTATTCATTGAATTACATGGAAATACAACTAGAGCCTTATCAGAAGAATGGGCAGAAAGATTAGCTGGAATTTCTTCAAAATCAGAAATCAAAGAGCTGATAGTTTTCAGTAGAGTCTTTGGTTATGATTGTTGGTTTAAAAAATAAAATTCAAATGAGTTATACATCAAATAAAGAATTAATGCAATTAGGTCCTCAGGAATTGATGGACCTAATTCCACGAGATAAGTACGAGCTCTTTAAAAAGTTTGTACATGAAATGAATCGTCGAGAATACGAAGTAAGATTTCAAAGATCTTGTAACTGGGATGAGTTTAGACATGAGGCAAATCATGATGACTTTGGATATGGATTCATGGTCGATGGACACGCAGTACCCTACTTCCATCCAAATCGTTCGTTCCACGATGAAATTATTTGGTTGAATGAAAACGTATTCTATAATCCAGCGTGTAAGTTTGAAGACATGCTTATTAATGCTGCGATCGTTAAATTCTATGGTCCTTCTAATACTATTAGTCTAATTACAGAAGGAACTGGTAATGATTTTATAGTGTATGACAAATTGATCAATGATGAGAAATATGTTTTGCAATGTATGCAGAACTTAGAGAATGCAAAACGTCGAGGTGAAAAGATCTATGGAACTACAGAATTAAGAACATCCCTACAGACAGAATCTAGAAATTACACGCGACAATTGGTTACTCCATACGATGCCCTCTTAAATAAAGAGATCGATCCGACTAGAACCAGCAGAAGCAGTGATATGTTTTATTGGTTCACTCTATTAGGTCCTCAGTTTAAAGATTTCTATTCGCAGAAGCCAACAATGGAGCAATCCTTTAACTTTCTAAGTTCATTTAGAGGAATTGGTAATTATTATGGTTATCACTTTAGTACGAACTTGGCGAGGATGCCAGAAATAGGAACACATCATTTACTACCCCCAGGTACACCTTCAGGAAATCTAAGTGAAGATGATGATTTTGTGGCACCTGGAGTTGGAGCAATGATAACAATCAATTGGTTCTATGAACACTTAGGATTCTCAATTACACCTGAGGTTGGAGCCAATTTAATTAGAGGGATCAGAGACAACCAGGATCAATTCTTTGACTTCACAGGTAAGAACAAAGAGATAATTGACGTCATCAGCGAAATTGGTAAGTTTACAACCTTTGGTTGTGAGATCAGTTGTTGTCAGTTCGGTGTCTTCTTAAGATTGAGAGATAATAAAAAGCTGGCTTCAAAACGTAGCATGGCTCCAATTAGCAAAGAGGAGATTAATCCAGACGGTAGCGTAACTCAACCTACCACATATAAATCATTTTGTTTGTTCGAGTAATAAACAAGGTGCATTTAATCGATATAAATAACATAATAAAATTACACAATGGCAAACATAGATAATGAATGTAAAGATCTGGAAGTAAATGACTTCTATGATCAGTCCACAACCCATTTAGCCGATATAATGGAGCATCAAAAAGAGATGCAAGAAAAAACTTACGGTTTTAATTTCGAAAACATGTCAATTAGAGACATTATGAATTTTTGGCATACAAACACGCATGCTGTTGTTGACGAAATTCATGAGATGACCGATGCGCTAGGAGGTATTAAAGATGGCTCTGGAAATGCAGTATGGAAATATTGGAAGAAAGATTTTAGTAAGTACGAAACAATGAAGATCTCTGATCTTTCAGAGAACGACAAGAAAGAATTGTATATGGAATGGATAGACATTCTGCATTTCTTTATCAATTATGCTTCATCTATTGGATTAGATGCAAAAACAGCATACAATTATTATTTTGCAAAAGCTGCAGAGAATAAAGCTCGCCAAGCGAGAGGTTACTAATTGTTTCATTAATTAAAAATACATATATGTTATTAGACATCGAACAGCGTGAAAAAGAAGTCATTGTATCATATTATAACAAAGAAGGTGAAGTTGCCTTCAAAAGATACCCAGTAAATCAATTTAAAAACTGGTATGTTAGCGATAAAAAGGATGGTCAAACAAGTGATAAGGTTGAAAATTGGGATGGTCGTGCCGTTAAATTAGTTCCTTCTAGACAATTCAATAAGTTTTCATTAGTTTACTTTATGGATTCTCTTTCAGAGAAAGACAAAGAAGAGATCTATGAATACAATATGCCTAAAACGTATTTTGTCGATATTGAAACTGAAATTGTAGATGGTTTTCCAAAAGCTGAAGAGGCCAAATCGAGGATCCTTACCTTTTCAATAATCACACCAAACAAAAAAGCAATCGTATTAGGTTTAGAAGATTTGACAGACGTTCAAATCAAAAAGATCGAAAGTGATACGAATGAATATTTTAAAAAGTTCGATCCAGAATGGAGCTTTCAATATATCAAATTCAAAAGTGAATATGATATGGTGTACACATTCTTAATGAAGTTTATGACAAAATTTCCAATGATGACTGGATGGAACTTTATTAATTATGACTGGCAATATATCGTTAATCGTTGTAAACATTTACAGATTAACATTGCAGAAGCATCGAAAACAGGTTCAGTAGATACTGAAGATTCTAGACCACTACACATGGGAATCTTGGACTACATGCAACTTTACGATAAATATGATAAATCAGTTAAGGTTAAAGAATCAAATGCATTAGATTTTGTTGCAGGTCAAGTATTAGGAACCAACAAAATTAAATACAATGGATCTTTACAAGATCTGTATCGAGATAATTTTCAAAAGTATGTTTATTATAACGTAGTCGATTCAGTTTTGGTCTATTACATCGATAAGAAATTAAAATCGATGGAAGTGTTATTAACATTAGCATCGATCACCAAAATGCCTCTATATAAAGCTTCATCCCCCGTAGCAATAACCGAAGCATTAATTGCCAGAAAGTTAACAGAAGAAGGCAAAAGAATTGGTACAGAAAATAAAGAAGACAATAAGAAAGAAACACAATATGCAGGTGCATTTGTTAAAGAACCTATTGTCGGATTCTATGAAGGAGTAAGTGCATTTGACTTTGCATCACTATATCCTTCAATTATGAGACAATTTAACATCTCCCCGGATGCGTTTATCGAAAAGATACCGACATCAAAAATCAATGAAAAAAGACTTGATAAAGACGTCATCGTTTGTGAAAATGGTGTTGTCTACAAGAAAGAAGATTCAATCTTGAAAAAAATATTATCAGATCTTTATTCACAACGAAAACATTACAAAAAGTTGTCTTATGAGTACTATAATAGAGCCGAGACATTGAAAAAGAAAATTTCAAAGCTCGAAAAATAGTTGGATTTAGATGGCGTAAAATATATATTTCATATTGAACGCCGGTCTATTTTCACCCCCAAATGAATTAGACCATTTTTAGTCTTAATAGTCAGGAAAAAAAACAAGAAAAATGGAAATTTCAAAATCTTCGATTTTAACAGAACGAGTAGAATATAAACCCTTTGAATACCCGGTTTACTACAATGAAGGATGGCTTAAACAGATGCAGGCCTTTTGGTTGCACACAGAAATATCGATGCAAGGAGACGTTAAAGATTGGAACGAAAATCTTGATGCATCAGAAAAACATTTAGTCGGAAATATTCTGTTAGGATTTGCACAGACAGAATGCGCAGTTTCAGACTACTGGACCGGAATGGTTACCAAATGGTTTCCAAAACACGAAATTAGACAGATGGCTATGGCTTTCGGATCCCAGGAAACAATACATGCCGTAGCGTACTCGTACTTAAACGAAACTTTAGGATTAGAAGATTTTAAGGCATTTTTAAAAGAACCCACAACAGCCGCAAGATTTGAATTCTTGATGGAAACATCTTCAGATTACACTCACGAAGACCTACGTAAAAGCTCAGAAGCAAGAAAGGAAGTGGCTAGATCATTAGCAATCTTTTCAGCATTTGCAGAGGGCGTCGCATTGTATTCATCATTTGCAGTGTTATATTCATTCCAAATGAGAAACATGCTCAAGGGCATTGGTCAACAAATGAAGTGGTCTGTACGCGATGAATCGTTGCACTCAAAAATGGGATGTCAGTTATTTCGTCATCTATGTGAAGAATATCCTGAATTAAAGGATTCAATTCAAACACAGATCGAAGATGCTGCGCATCTAATGGTTGAGATGGAATTAAATTTTATCGATAAGATGTTTGAAATGGGTGACTTAAAGAATTTAAAGGCAAATGATTTAAAAGAGTTCATCAAGAAAAGAGCAAATGAAAAATTGAATGAACTTGGGTATGCTTCGATCTTTGAAATCGATAATAAAGCAGCAAGCGAATTGGATTGGTTTTATCATCTTACAGGTGGACATACGCATACCGATTTCTTTGCGGTTCGTTCAACAGATTATTCAAAGGCAGGCGAAGATGAGAATTGGGATGAAGATGCCCTTTTCAGTTAATAAAAAGATATTGATTACAAATTATGTTTAAAGAAGAAGAAATGAATGAAGAGATAAATCACGGTAAAGAACTAGGATGGGAATTAGGTGTAGATTTTCCGATTTGGGCAAACACTGAGGTGTATGTTAAAACAGTTTCTAAAGGATATTTATTGAAAGGAGAAACACCGAAGGATGCATACTGGAGAGTAGCATCGACAGTCGCAAAAAGAGTACAAAAACCAGAGTTGGCAAGCAAATTTTTTGATTATATGTGGAGAGGCTGGTTAAATCTAGCCACTCCAGTATTTTCAAACACTGGAACTGAAAGAGGTTTACCAATCTCTTGTTTTGGAATTGATGTTGCCGATTCAGTTTATGATATCGGTGCCAAGGTTTCTGAGATGATGCTATTGGCAAAACACGGCGGTGGAGTTGGAATTGGTGTAAATCAAATCCGTCCAGCTGGTACAAAAATCAGTCAAAATGGTACCTCTGATGGTATCGTTCCATTCGTTAAAGTATACGATTCAGCGATCTTGGCAACAAGCCAAGGAAATGTTAGAAGAGGTGCAGCTTCAGTTAATATAGATATTGAGCATGGAGACTTTTGGGACTGGTTAGAAATTAGAGAACCTAAAGGTGATGTTAACCGTCAATGTTTAAATATCCATCAATGCGCAATAGTTTCAGATGCATTCATGCAGAAATTAGAGCAAGGAGACAAGGAGGCTAGAAAACGTTGGGCTGCATTACTTAGAAAAAGAAGAGCAACTGGTGAACCATACATCATGTACAAAGGTAATGTAAATCGTGCAAGTCCAGATGCTTATAAAAATAATGGATTGAAGGTTTATATGACGAACATCTGTTCTGAAATTACTCTTCATACTGATGAATCACACTCTTTTGTTTGTTGTTTAAGTTCAGTGAACCTAGCAAAATACGATGAATGGAAGGACACTGATTTAATCTATACTGCAACTTGGTTTTTAGATGGAGTTCTTTCTGAATTTATTCAAAAGGCAAAATACATGGCAGGATTCCAACACGCAGTTCGTTCTGCTGAAAAAGGTAGAGCATTGGGTCTTGGAGTTTTGGGATGGCACACATATTTACAAGAAAGAAATATTCCATTCGATAGTTTAATGGCTCAATTTGAAACCAGAAAGATCTTTAGTCAAATCAAAACTGAATCTGAAAAGGCAAGTAGAGACATGGCAAAAGAGTTTGGAGAACCACTGTGGTGTGTTGGAACAGGTTTTAGAAATACTCACTTAAGAGCCATCGCTCCTACGGTTTCTAACTCTAAATTATCTGGAAACGTTTCTGCTGGTATCGAACCATGGGCAGCAAATGTATTTACCGAACAAACAGCTAAAGGTACATTCATTAGAAAGAATCCAACATTGGAATCTACATTAGAATCCATTGGAATGAATACTCCAGATGTATGGGATCAAATCCTAAGAGATGGAGGTTCAGTACAAGGAATGGACTGGATGGATTCATGGTATGTTCAAACTGGTACAAAAACCGATCCAATTTCTCAAGAAGCATACGACAGCATCGGATCAATGGAGAAAGATCAGTATGTTGCTTTAAAGGACGTATATAGAACCTTTAAAGAGATCAATCAATTAGAATTAGTTAAGCAAGCAGGTGTACGCCAGCAATACGTGGATCAAGCAGTTAGTTTAAATCTGGCATTTCCATTAGAGGCTGAACCTAAATTTATAAGTCAAGTTCACTTAGAAGCATACAATCAAGGTATCAAAACTCTTTATTACATGAGAACAGAATCAGTATTAAGAGGAGATATTGCAGCCAAAGCGATGGTTGATTGTCTTTCATGTGATGGGTAAAAATAGTCGAGGTTTGAAGACCTCACTTAGGACCGGTTATAGTTATATGGCCGACCAGGGCTAGAATTCGCTACTCTAGCCCTATTTTTATTTTTAACGATACCACCAATATTAAACTAAAGGAATCCAATTGGATCCCTTTTTTTATGTGAAACATTTTCCAATTTTAGGATAGAATAACTAAATATTTAAAGTTAAACTATTATGAAAGTAACAATCTCAAAAGTAGATCAAAACAATTTCGTGGCATTTGTTAACCGCCTGAAAGTTATTGATTCTTTTATCTACTTCAAAATCAAAAATGACAGTATCATCTCTTCGGCGTATTTGCCACAGCGAGATGCAGTAAAGCACCTTCAATTCCCTCTATCCGAGGTATTTGTAATTGAAAATCCAATCGCTACAACCAAAGAGCTTAAAGTAGCATTCTTTGATGCATCTAAATTGATCGATGCGTTCCGTCAATTTGAATTTGAATCAATCCAAGCAGAAATTGAATTCATCGAGAATGATGAAGATTTTGTGGCATCTACATTTAAGATCTTCAATGATGAATTAGAGATCACAATGTCTTGTTCTGAACCAAGCTTAGGTTACAAAGACTTGACCGAATCACAGTTATCAAACATCTTTAATATCGATGGAGCAGACGTTCAATTCGATATGACTTACACTGATGTTTCTAAGATCAAATCATTATTTGGCTTGGACAAAGATGAAACATTCTCAATCTCTTCATCTAAAGAAGGTGTACGAGTTAAAGGTAAATCTTACAATAAGTTAATTAATACAACACAAGCAGCGAAATCAAATGTGACTGTTTATAAAAAGTATTTGAATCTTTTCGATAAAGAAGACTATGCAGCAAACGTATTCTCAAACAGAGTCGTTTTACGCTCAAAAGATTCGAACACTTTATTAACAATTGCAACTTGTCAATCGTCTGATTAATGATAATAGAAGAACTTTTAAATAAAACTGAAGAAGAGTTAACACTCGATGAGCTTAAGAATTTGGCAGAATACTATACAAATGAATCTGCCAAATTCACAGCTTACGAGCAAGCCGTTAAAGTAACGCTTAACTCTATCTATGGAGCCTTTGGTAACAAGTGGTTTCACTTCTTTAATATCGATATCGCAGAATCGATAACTCTGCAAGGGCAAAATGCGATCTTGTATTCTGAGAAGATCTTAAATAAGTATTTCCAGGAATTCTTTATAAAAGATGCTGCAATCCACAAACAATTAAATATCAAAGTCAAAAGACAGATCTTAAAACCTGCCGTAATTTATATCGATACCGATTCGAATTATGTTCAGTTTCAGGAAATGTATGAATCTATTGAATGGTTGGGTGAAAAAATGGACATTGTAACATTCATCCTTACAATTTATGATCTTAGGATTAGAGATTATGTTGTAAAGGCATTAGATAAGTATGCAGAAAATACAAACACAGATTCGTTCTTGGTATTTGAATTAGAATCAGTTGCATACTCTGGAATCTGGATGGCAAAGAAAAAGTATCTTCAAAACTTGGCATGGGATGATAAAATCACCACAAAGGAAAGACATAAAATGTTGAAGAAGATAAAAACTGTTGGGTTTGATACCATTCAATCTTCAACACCGATGTTTGCCAGAAAGAAATTAGCAGAAGCTTTGCATATTCTATTTGAAAAGAAACCGACTCCAGAAACTCTTACAACCATTATTTCATTCTTAAAGAAGGTAAAGAAAGAGTTCAAGATGACGAATATTGATGATATTTCCTTTAACAAAAGAACCAATAACATCGAAAAGTACATCGTAGACGATCATATCGAATTTCAATATGGTTTAAAATGTCCTCCGAATGTTAAAGCAGCAGGATTCTATAATTATTTGATGAATACAAATCCAAAGTACAAATCAAAGTATCGTATGATTTCAAATGGCGAGAAGCTTAAATTGTATCATTGTGATAATAAATTAAGTGACATGTTCGGTTATTTGTCAGGAGATCATCCTTATGAAATTGCTCCTCCAATCGATTACGAAACTCAATTTGAAAAATCAATTATCGATCCATTAAATCGAGTTTTAGGATGTGTAGGTCTTCAAACATTAAATAGAAACTTAATTTATTCAACAACACTTTTTTAATATGAATATTGATTTATCGAATTTTGATGAAGCTCAACTTTCAATTGTTGAGAGGTACCAAGCAATATTTGCAAGAGTCAAAACCATTCAAACCAGAATTCAACTTCTTGAAACAGATTTAAAATCTGCCCTACAAGAACTAGAAGATCTTCGTGTAGAAGAACAAAAAACACATAATACAAACAACAATGGCAAAAAGTAACAAACAATTTACGTTCGATGATTTAAATGCCGAACTTTCTGGAATTAATCCTCTAGGATCGGTGATGGAAATGTCAGATTTCAGTGAAATAACAGAATACATCGACACTGGTAATTATCACTTAAACGCATGCGTTGCTGGATCACTTTTTAAAGGATGGCCAAACAATAGAGCCTGCTCAGTTGCAGGACCTTCAGGTACCGGTAAAACATTCTTAATGTTAAATACTGTGCGTGAGGCAATTGCTAGAGGTTATTCAGTGATCTATTACGATTCAGAAGCAGCAATTGATAAAGATCTAATGAAAAAATTCGGTATTGATCTAAATAAAGTAAACTACCAACCGATCAATACGGTGCAGGAGTTTAGAACTTCAGTGACTACAATCACTAGAAAGATGCAAGAGGCTAAAAGAAACGGTGCAGATTTACCAAAGATCATGATTCTATTAGATTCTGCAGGTAACTTAGCAACTCAAAAAGAAATCGATGATGCGGTATCTGGATCAGAAAAATCAGATATGACCCGTTCAAAGATTTTAAAATCAATCTTTAGAATCATTATGACTCCATTGGCTGATTTAAAGATTCCTTTTTTGTTTACAAACCATACTTACATGTCTCAAGACTTTATGCCTTCGATAAACGTTGGAGGTGGTACAGGTCCTGAGTATGCCGCGTCTATCGTATTGATCTTAACTAAAGCACAATTAAAAGATGGAGATCAAAAAGTTGGTATTGTGGTAACTGCAAGACCTGCAAAAAACAGATTTGCAAAACCAAATCCAATCAAATTCCATTTAGACTTTAGTAAAGGTATGAATAGATATGTTGGATTAGAAAAATATGCAACATGGGATATCTGTGGAGTTACCAGAGGAACAATTGATCCTAAAACAAAAGAAAAGATTCCAAAAGATACAGCAAGAACTTGGATCTGTAAGCACTTAGATAATACAGTTTCTAATGCAGAATTCTTCACAGATAAAGTATTTACTCCAGAAGTATTAAAACAAATCGATGAGTACATCAAGCCATTATTTAACTACAACACTGAGGCTGGTGATTTTACGATCGATGATATTATAAACGAAGAAGATTAAAATGAGTAACACCGAAGTACTTCGAATCGTCGAGGAAAAGCTTCCAATCAAATACATCTTAGGTATTGAAAGAGAATTTGAAGCTTTTCCCGATGCATTTGATATTGTATACATTTATATCAACCGTGCAATAAAACAACCTGATCGATGGGGAGATGCATTTACAAAGCATAGTATTATTAAATACGAGGCAGTAGATTCATCAATTGAAACCATTGAAGCAGGTCTTAAGCGAGCAATCGAATTAGGACTTATTGAATGCACAAATGAAACTGAAGGCAAAGAATCCTATAGAATAATTTTAAACCCATTCGCGTAATGAAATTCGGACAAGATTTTGAGAAAATATTCTTTAAGTTGTCTTTGCAAAAAACAAAGTACTTAGGTCTAATTAAGAAAGGATTCTACACTAGTGAAGAAATTGATGTACTTCATTATTTGGCATCGAAGTTTTATGATAAATTTCATGAGACTCCTTCGCCAGATCAAATGAAATTATTGATTCAAAAATCAAATAGTAAAGTAGACCCTGATATTATTGATGTTATTTATGCCGCAGATCTAACACAGTACGATGAAGATTGGTTATTAAGTACTGCAGAGTCTTGGATCAAGTGGAGAAACTTTGACACCACGTTAATTGATACAATTGAGTACATTAAAACAACAAAGGTAAATCCTGAGAATGTTGATGACATAATTGGTAAAGTTAAATCGTTAATCAATGATAGGAATTCACTGGTGTTCAATTCTGATTTGGGATTGGATTTCTTCAATGCATCAGATCACGTTCAAACTGGAGTTGCCAAATTCTCAACGGGTTATAACTTCTTAGATAGAGCTTTAGGTGGTGGATACGATAAAGATGGTACTCTGACAGTTTATGTTGGTGAACAAAATATCGGTAAATCCATCTTCTTGGCAAATGATGCGGCAAATTTCGTGAAGATGGGTACCAATACCGCAGTTATTACCGCGGAGATGTCAGCTTATAAATTCATGAAACGTATCGGATCTAATTTGTTATCGATACCGATGCAAGATTACGATGAAAAATCCAAGAGTGGAGAATATGTTGCTCGAAGATTAGAAATGGTTGGTGATGGTTTAACACCTCCAGGAAACTTATTTGTAAAACAATTTCCAACATCGCAAGCAACCGTGCCGGATATCGAAGCATATCTTAAACAGATCGAAGAGGAGAAGAAGATCAAATTAGGAGCCGTAGTCATCGATTATATTAATATCCTATCAAACTATAGAAATCCAAACTCGGAGAATACTTACTTAAAGATCAAACAGATCGCAGAGGATTTAAGAGCAATGGGTGTTAGAAATAAATGGTTGATTGTAACTGCAACACAGATCACAAGAAGTGGTTATAACTCAAGCGACATTACTTTAACCGACGTTGCAGAATCTGCAGGTCTTTCACATACTGCCGATGTGATGCTCGGTATTATTCAAGATGACATCATGAGAGCAGGGTACGAATATTGGTTGAAGATCTTAAAGATCAGAGATGGAGAAGGTAGAGGTGTTAAATGTAAATTAAACATCAATTATCAATTCATGCGATTAACAGAAACGGATGACATTAGCAATTCAAACATACATCAATTATAAAGATATGATACCAGGTACTCCAACGCCACGCACCAGAGATAAGATATTTGAAAATACTTTTGAAGATCAATCATTTGATCTTGATACCAGTATATCGTTTCAAATATCACCACAATATTTTGATAATATTGATGAAGAAGAAAAGATCCATCTTGATATGGTAAGAAGAGATATTCATGCTCTGATTTTAACATCTCGATTTAAATCTTTTAATGATTTAGACGATTTGGCTGAATCAAAAAAATTAAAGAAGTTAGATATTAATGAGATTTATGAATTTGTTTCTACAGAATTACATGCAAAATATTCATTAATCGAAATATTCGCAGAAACTGCTGATTATTTTAATATCAATTCCAGTAAATTCTACACTTCTTTAAGTAATAAATTTAAAGATGATTTAATTCAAGCCCTAGATAATAGGACGAAAATATTAAGACGTAGAAAAATAAATCGATTATTCTAATGATTGATGAAAAAATATTAAAGCAACCGGTAAAAAGAGTGTGGGTCTTAGGTGACCTACACTTTGGTGTTAGATCTAATTCTATTGAATGGTTAGAAATACAACAAGAATTTTTTGAAAAGGTTTTCATACCAACTCTTGAAAGAGAGGTTCAACCGGGTGATGTGTTAGTTCAGGTTGGTGATGTATTTGATAATAGACAAAGTGTCAACCTAAGGATCCTACATTATTCGATCGAATTGTTTGAGAGACTTGGTAAGATTTTACCAGTTCATGTAATATGCGGTAACCACGATATTTGGGCAAAGAAATCAAACGAAGTAAGTTCTATTGATACCTTAAAATGGATTCCAAATGTTCAGGTTTATAAAAAGACTAAAACATACAAGTGGGGAGACAAGAACATCTTGTTAATGCCTTGGAGAAGAGATACCACACATGAGATTGAAACTCTTGCAAAACACCCAAGCACTAACATCGTATTTTGTCACTCTGAAGTAAATGGTGTATCTTTGAATTCAAAGGTGAAAAACCAACATGGAATCGATATTGATAATTACAATAATTATTCTGCAGTTTATTCAGGACACATTCACTATCGTCAGCAAAAGGGCAAATTAAGATTGGTTGGTACTCCATACGAGCTTACACGTTCCGATTCCGGAAATAAAAAAGGGTTCGATCTTGTAGATTTAGAAACAATGGAAGAGACATTCTTTCAAAATGAAGTATCACCTAGGTTTTTAAAATTTAATTTGAAGAGTTTATATATGACTCCTCTTGAAGAGTTTAGAAAACAAATCAAAAACAATTTCGTAGATTTATACGTACCTGCAAAGATTGCAACTTCAAGTGCGCTCTCTAAACTAATCAATAAGGTACAAAAAGATTCAAGAAAGATCGATCCGAATATCTATGAGGACGATAACCTGATCGATAAGGATTTGTATGATATGGATCAAATTGAAGATCTATACAAAAATTATAATATCATTCATCTTTGTAATTTATACATTGATGGTCTAGGCCATGATGATGAAATGAAACAAAAGTTGAAGAGTCGCTTAAAACTAATACACGATAAGTGTGCTTACAATTACGACTTAGAACAATAGACAGGATATGCAAATAAAATCAATAGAGCTTAAGAATTTTGCATCATACGGCAATAAGGTTCAGAAATTGGTCTTTACTGAGAACAATGCTGAACTTTTTTTGGTATTGGGTAAGAATGGAGATGGCAAAACTTCGATTGCCAATGCAATTGTTTTTGCGCTGTATGGCAAATTGGATGGTGTTAAAATGAATGAGCTTCCAAATAGGATCAATAAGAACCTAATGGTACGAGTGCATGTACAATGTAAAAATATTGAAGTTGTAATTGAGCGAGGACTCTCTCCTTCGTATTTTAAAGTTCTATTGAATGGAATCGAATTTGATAAGGCTGGTAAAAAGTCAGTTCAAGATTACTTAGAGGAAGAAGTTTACGGAATTCCATATCACGTTTTCAAAAATATCATCATATTGTCGGTAAATGATTTTAAATCATTCTTAACGATGTCTCCTAACGATAAGAAACAAATTATCGATAGGATGTTTGGGTTCTCCATCTTGAATGATATGCAAAAGGCAATCAAAGAGGAGAGAAAGAATTTAAAGATTGATTTAGATTCTTATGAAAGGGACTTAAAACAGATCGGCGAAAACATTACTTCAGTTCAATTAAAGTTAAATCAATTATTAGCAGAGTCAAATCAAAAGAATAAGGAAAAGATTCAAGAATTAAAACAAAGATTGATTACCTTTGATACCAATAAAAAGAAACTTGAGGACGCTAAGGAAAAGATAGTTGACAACATGCAGTTGAAATCTAAAGATTTAGAAATCAATAAAGCATCTTACAATAAAATGGTTTACGAAATGGCTGAATTAAAAAAGAAACTTGAGTTATACGAGAGTGGAACATGTCCAACATGTGAATCTCCATTAACAACAGATTTTCATCAGCATCGTAAAGATCAGATTTCAACCAAAGTTTCTACGATGCCAGAAAGGATTAGCGAATCAAAGGTAATAGTTGATGCTATTGGAGTTTCGATCGCAGAATTAAGAAGCAAAGAGACCCAAGTTTTGGATAAGGTATCTTCATTGAATGTGAACATTAGAAACCTAAAGAATGAATTGTTACAGATCAAAGAAGGTATGGAAGGTACCGAACAGTTCGATCACATGAAACAAATCATTGAAGACTTTCAGGCAAAAGAACAGGCAACGGGATCTCAAAAAGATAATTATGCTGGAGATTATGCATTCTTAGAAATAGTTGAAGATGTTTTAGGAGAGGATGGAGTAAAGAACTTGGCAGTTAAAACTATCTTGCCTGGTTTAAATGCAAATATCAGCGCAATGTCACAAACTATGCACATTCCATTTCAAATCAAATTCAATGATAAATTCGATTGCGTCATCACGCATTTAGGACAAGAGATTAACGCAATGACCCTTTCAACCGGTGAGCGTAAAAAAGCCGACTTTATTATCATTATCGCGATCATAAAGATCCTTAAGCTGAGATTCCCTCAATTGAACCTGTTATTTTTGGATGAGTTATTAAGTTCTGTAGATCAGGACGGTATATATAATATCTTAAAGATCTTAAGTCAAGTGATCAAGGAGAGCAAAATTAATACATTTGTAATTAATCACAGTACGTTGCCCCATGAAATATTTGATAAGAAGTTACAGATCTATAGAGATAATGGTTTCTCTAAATTTGAAGTTGAGGCCATAGATTAAAATATATAAACTAATTATGGCAAGTTATAACCAACTTTTTAATACGGACGATTCGGTCATCAGACACGTAATAATTGGTCTATTGGCTGATTTAAACAACAAGGTTTATTTCTATCGACAGATGGATAATAAGACCAGGGTTGCAATCGATGTACCCTTTTATTATTCGGTAACCGGAGATGATCAATTTCTAAGAGACAATTTCTTATTCTCAACTCCAGACGGAGCCAACTGCAGTCCAGATGGAACTCCAGCCGACGGTAATTATGATAGAGTACCAAGAGGAGTTGCAAATTTAACTTCAATTAATATTGAATCTGCGAAATTGGTAAATAAAAGAATTAGAGGAAATTATTCTAAGTTGGATGATCAGGGTGCAATGCAAAGTTATACCGCAGAATTCATGATGATTCCAGTTACGATGGCAATGGACATCGATATCATGGTTAGCTCTCAATTGGATTCTTTGAAGATTACCGAAATGATCTTAAAGAAATTGTACAAATCAAATTATTTCTATGTTGAAGTCGGTCATCTAAGTGAAGGTACATATAAGATTGCATCTTATTACGCTCTGCCAGATGACTATACAAATGATCGTCCGATAGAATACACATACGACGATAAAGGCAGATATAAATTAACCTTTGAAATCCAAGTAAATACTTTCCTACCAGTATTCGAGTTCGATACCGAATTGCATGCCGGTAATAGAATGTTTACAATTGATCTTACGGTTACAAATCAAAATCAAGCTACTTTCGTAGGATTAAATCCATCCCAAGGAGATACCGGTGTTATTAATCAAGCATCTCTGGGATCTGCGGTAACATCTCTTCCGCAACAGGATAATAATCAATCGATCTTAGACAACCAAAACACTCCATAATATAAGGATATATAGTCAAAGCATAAAAAAACATATAAAAAATGAAAACAAACATTCTTGCACCAGTACATATTTCTGAGAATGCAATACAATTTTATCTAAATAAAAGAGTATTCGAATTGACCGGAAATCAAGTAAGTGAATTAGAGCAAATCCAAGACGCAGATTTTTACAATGCTATCAGTGCATTTGAATCATTCGAATTTGGTACCGACATCGTTAGATGGTACCATGGTTCTTCTAGATTTACATACAATTTAGCTGAAAACAAATTCTTTTGGGGTAACTCAAACATCTTAGATGAATCTTTCTCCAAGCATATTTTAGCGGCAGGAGCAATCAGATATGAAAATGTTAAAGCAGCAGAATTATTCGAAAGCATCCCTACTTTATTAAGCAAAGACAAATTCTTAGTATTAGATTTCGTTGCAACATTTGAAGGTAAAGATTCAATCGTTAGCTTAATTAAAGCTGAAGGTAATATTTTCGTTTCAAGATACAACAATTCAAATAAAATTACAAGATTCTTTGAAGCTAAGAATGCAAACGAGGCTTTAGAATACGTTAGCAAAGAAACTGGTGAAGATGCATCATCTTTCTTATTTAACATGTTAGAAGGTGAAAGCGCTAAATTGGCTCAAATCAAAGAACAAAGAAATCAATTTGAATCGATGATCGCATTCTTAAAAGATCAAAGAGAAGTTATCTCAGGAGCAAACAAATCTGTTGCAGAGATTAAAGAGGCTGATAACTTAATTTCAGATGAAATCAAAGTATGGGAAGGCAAGATTGCAGCTTTAGAAGCATAATCATTTTTAAATACTCATAAAACTAAAAGGGACCAATCGGTCCCTTTTGTAATTTAAACAGTTTCAACATTTTATATATAATAAAACAAAAGAACAATAATTGTGAGCGAAATTAAAAAAGCACCCCGCAAAAAGAACTATCTGAATAATCCTGATTTTTACGCAGAAATCGTTAAATCAAAAGAACAAGATAAGTTAACAAGAGACGCCGAAAAGATGTTAATCCTATTGGCCCAAAAGACAATCAACAAAATGAAATACGTTGATGATAAAGATCGAGAAGATTGTCTACAATTCGGTATTTTAGATCTGTTAAGATATTGGAGAAGCTTTAATCCTAAATATACCAATGCATTTGCGTACTTTACAGAAATTGCAAAGAAGGGTTATGCAAAGGGTTGGAATCAACTACATCCAGAAAAATACAAAGGAACATTGTCTCTTGATCGAGCTGGTAGAGGAGGAGAAGATGGTGATTCCGGAATCTATAGTCTATAATGTCAATAAAAAATGTTAGACCCACGAAGAAGTCTGGATTCAATCAAGGTTATTACAATCCAGTAAATCCAGAAAAATATGCTGGAAGTACTCCTATTATCTACAGATCTTCATGGGAACGTAAGTTTATGATATGGTGCGATTCTAATCCATTGATCTTACTTTGGTCTAGCGAACCTATTGAAATCGAATATCTTTATAGAAAGGATCAGAAGACACACACGTACAATCCAGATTTTTATATTAGGGTACAACAAGATAGCGGTAGCGTCAAAGAATTCATTGTTGAAATTAAACCAAAACAACAATTAATGAAACCAGAGCCTCCTAAGAAAAATTCTAAGAAGGCAGTTGAATCTTACAAGTTTTTAGCCGAACAATACGTTAAGAATATGGATAAATATGTAGCTGCAAAAGCATATTGCAAGAGCAGAGAATGGGGATTTATAGTATTAACAGAAGATTCAATAAAAAATTTAAAATAAAATGTACATTTATTTGATAACCAATAATATGAAAAGATATCATTTTGAAAATTGTAAAAAATATAAATGGGTTACATTAAACAACAAATAAAGGTATTAATCAAAGAAGCCGGAGATAAAAAGAAGGCAAGGATGATTTCTGAGGAATGGTTCAGAGAAGGACTTAAGGACAGGAAACAAAAAGATGTTACTCCAACCGCGAAGCCATTTAAACCAGGAAAGATCTATGTTTTTGATTATGTCCATCCTATCGGTGAAAAAGAATTGGATTGGTTCGATCGTAAACCAGTGGTATTAGCGTTAAGTCCAATAAATGAAACAACTGATTGCGGAGTTAATTTAAACTTGCTTCCAGTTAAATTCAAAGAGGACTTTTTAGATGCGTTTTATAAAGCATTTGAATCAACAATAGACGTGTCAACAAAACAAAAACCAGATGACGCATTCTATCAGAGACCACTAATGAACATGAGATACGATCATATCAAGAAGTACATGGACAAATTCGGATATGGTTTTGCAGTTAGAAGATACAATGTAAAGAGGAAAAGAAACCAAACAGTGGTAAGCTACGAAAGTTGGCCTCGCATAGTTTTATGTGACTTTACGAAGATCTTTGGATCTACCGTATGGGCAGTTAGAAGACTATTCGCAGAGTATTATATTAACAGGAAGAAATTGTAATTGAATATATAATTAGATAAAAAAACGCAAGTTATGGCTGGATTCATAGAAAGAAACGGACCTCTTAGTACAAATCGAAGAGCATTTAATTTAAGTGACACACTGAAAAAGTTGTCATCCTTTGGTATGTATTACGACGATTTGGTATTGAGGCAATCTCAAGCCATCGGTCCGATGGAGGATCAGTTTGGTTACGGCCAGATGAACCTAATGGGTGTGGAT